TACCTTATTTTTATACATTAAAGCAAAAAAAACAATTATTACAGAAAAAATATTTTATCACTATGTAAAAGTTAATATGTTATATCAAGTTATATTTTTGTTGAATAAATTTGCTGGTTATCAGCTATTTTTATATCTTTATAGTATCAAAAAAGATACGAAATGGCTGGCAAAAAGAAGACATACCGCATCAAGAGGCTCAGCGAAAAAGAGTTTAAAAACAGTTTTGGTACGGAAGAACAGTGTATTGAAGCATTTGAGAAACTCCGATGGGGTGAGAACATCCAATCTCCATTTACAGGATCTTACAATGTAGCAAGACGTAAAAAGCCCGGCACATATCGTGACCGTACAATCGGACGAAATTTCTCAATAAAGACGGGCACATTCATGGAGAAATCAAATCTTCCATTATCTTTGTGGTTCAAAGCAGTATACTATTACTGTATTGAAACTAACGGAATATCATCATATAAACTAGCCGAACTTGTAGGTGTCACACAAGCTACAGCATGGTTTATGCACGCACGTATTGATACTTGTATAGAACAGCCAGACAGTTTTCTTCTTACAGAAGAGATATCTGCTGACGAATGTTATATAGGTGGTATTGATAAATGGAGGCATAGCAAAGAGAAGGAATACATGAATCTAGGAACTAAAACAGATTACAAGTCGGCTGTAGTAGGACTTTGGAAAAATGACGGTTCTTTCGTGTGGGCAAAGATTGTCAGCGATGTAACAAGTGAAATGGTCGCTGAGGAAGTTGCCCCAAAGTTAGCTAAAGGATGTAAGCTATATACAGACGAAACGGATATATACAATATATTGACGAATGATCTTCATTTAACAAAAGTCTGTCATTCGGAAGGTATATTTAGTATTGACGGATGCTCTTCAAACGGTATAGAAGGATTTTGGCATCACCTTAAACGAGAGATAAGCGGAACATATATTTCAGTATCGGAATACCACTTACAGCGTTATATTGATGAAAAGGTATTCCAGCAGAATACACGAAAGATGAACCGTATAGATAAAATATATGCGCTGTTATCAAATTTAGGCAGACCATTGACGCTTGACAATTTGAGGCAGCCAGGACGAAAGGGAAAAGAAATAGTTGTTGACGGAAGAATAATTATGAGAAAACCATGCGGAAGAATGAGAAGACAGATAATGTAAGATATGAAAAAATATTTGGATAAAAGGATAACACTTTACCTTCGTGGTATAAAGGCAATAGCTATATACCATGCTGACGAGATTATTATGCACTTGATTTAGCAGGGGTAGTATATTCCTTAAAAACCAAAAAGGATGTTGAATCGAAATTTAATGAATTTGTAGACAGGCTTATATACAAGGAAACCCTTATCTTAAAAGAAATACTTACAGATCCAGATTATCAGAGAAGGGATTTTACCATGCTTGACTATTTCACGGCACTTATAAACCGCGAGAAAGCCAAATCTGAACGTTCTCCAGAAAGCTATATGTGGGATAAGGTTGTAAGAGTATATGAAACAAAGAAATCACGCAAGAAAATACATGATATAAAGGAGCAGATGGAACTTATATGGGATGAAGTGCACATTATACCCAAAAACATAAAGAAAAAAGAGGAGGTGATAAAGGAAGAGTATCCCATAATGCCTGAATTAAAGATAGAACGTCCTAGAAAATATGATGGAATTGTGATAACTAAAGATCTTGATGAAGTGATCAAAGGATTCAAATACAAATACGGACTAACCCCACCTGTGCGAGTTGACGGTGATTCTATCATCATAAACATAGGGGATAATTCACTTCATATAATTCCTAAATACAAATTGGTTAATTACGTCATTCCAACTCATCTTACTACTATAAACCTTGTCTTTATATTAGGCAAAGAAGGGGATTTAAAACTTCAATATACAAAGCTAGGGAAATGGGTTATAAAATGATATCATTCCCTAGCTTTATATTTTAGGTAAAAATACTAGGTTATATTCTATATTACTACCAGAATTTTACATTATAAATTGTTTTTAATAAAGTTATTTTATATCTTTGCAAAACAGAATTGAGATGAAAATAAGGATGCCTCCAGCAAAAAAATCGCACGGTGATACCTCAGACGTAAAGCTCCACACAAAGCATCCTGTAATGTTTACTCTAAAATTAGTGCATCAAGTGTGGTAAGTAGGAGAAAACAGCTATGAAAAAATTTTATCACTTTCTTAAGTTGATAAAGTTGATAATTGACATAGTACAAGCACTATGTTAGTACATCTCAACATTTTGGGTGCGTCATCTGGCGCACCTTTTTTTTGTAATATTTGTGTTCTTTCTTCACTCTATATTATATTCGGGTTACTATGCTAATCATGGAGAGCACAAAATTTCAATCTGATATTGACAAGTTGAAAAAGATGCTGGAGAAAGATCAGAATGAAAAAATTATGAGTGAAATCCGAAAAATAAGAAAAAAATACTTTGAGGAAACGGTTGCTGTCATCACTGATAGCAACCGTTTCAAATAATTAGAATAACAACTTAAAAATAGCGTCTATTATAATCTCTCTATCCTTATTTTCTTTTTATTCTGATGGCAATGACCTTTGCTGTTTTATTCTTGCAGTACTGGCAGCAGAATCGCTGTGCACATGTTTCGCAATTGCGGCACATATCCAGTAGATATTGTTTTTCTTGTTTGAGTACATCAATCTTGTATTGCAGGTCGGAAATGACATTTTTTATAGTTTCTTCCATAATAAAAATGGTATTAGAATGAGGTTTGTATTTTTTAGAAGAAACAACTTCGGATTCGTTATTGTTTAACCGTAATTGACATTTCTCTTTTCTTCAATTTGTTTTTCAAGGAATTTAACTTTCTCTTTTAATAGTGATATAGTATCGTGCTGGTCGTCTATTACCTTTTTATACCAAGCTTCATCAAAATCATTTGCTTTAATAGAATCGCTAGTCTCGTTTAACATCATGGAACCTGTACCACGAAGCAGCCATTCAGCACTTATCTCAGGAAAAGCGTTGAGTATGGCTTCTATTATTTCTAAACTAAGTTTGCGCTTGTTGGCAGTATAGTTGTTGAGCGTAACTTGATTCACGCCAATCTTCATTGCGAAATCTCTTTCCGATTTGGCATTTTCAGAAATCAACATTTTAATTCTTTCAATTGTTTTCATGTTAATTCATTTGTTGTTATATTCGCACTATAATTATTAACCCTTAAACTTGTATCGTTATGAATGATTTATTTTATTACATGGATGATTTTATTTATTATTACGCATGGCTTTCAATTGTTGTAGGTATTCTGTTTATTCCTGTCAAAAGCATCTATAATGCTTTTTGTTTTTCCAAAAAGGAACATTTGGAAAGAAGCCTAAACAATTACCATCCAATAAAGTCGATATTGAAAAGTTTGATTTTTCTATATTTCCTTCATCTTACAACACAAAATAAAGAAGAAATAGAGCAATTAAAACAACGGATAGATATTGTAGAGTCAACTCTATTACTTTCTTCGGAATCCAGCCAAAAGACTGATTCAGATACTCTTTCATCCATTCCATCTTTAAATCAATAAGCTCTTTTTCTCCGGTTTTTGTCAGAACCAGATTCTTGTTGAGGAAGGACTTTTCTAAAGTTCTTCCTTCTTTTGTCTTAAATACGGTTCCATCATCGGTTACAGCTTTTCTATCTCTAGCCTTATATACTTCATCTGTGTAATGGGTATAATATGGCAAAAGCCGTTTGTACATTTTTCGTTCAATCCATGATAGATGCTTGCTTTTTTTCTTAACCTCTAGCAGGCAGAACAATGAAGCCTCTTTCTTTTTCATGCGTAATAGTTAAATAATGTTTTGTAAAAACACTTGGTTACACTTTTTGTTGAAGTATAAACAAATGGTGTTATATTTGCATTGTGATTACAAATCATAATCACATGAGCTATGATTAATTTTCAAATATAGATAAACGATATGGAAACAGCAAACATGAAATGTAGAATTTGGCTTCCCTATGGGAAGAAGGCTAAACTGGCTTCTTATTTCGGTGTCAGTAGTGAAACTGTGAGAAAAGCATTGGCTTTTGAATGTGGGGACAATGACTTTCATGAGATGATACGTAAAGAGGCAATAAAGAATTATGGCGGGCAGAAAATATTTATTCCATGCAAGTATGCAGGTTAACCATGATAACTAAAAAGGCAACAGGAGGAATGAATATGAACAGATTATCCAAGCAGTGTATGGTTTTTATAGCGGGTATGATCTCATTCCTGTATGTTCTGGGATTGGTAGGGCATCAGGATTACATCGAGGAGATATTGTATAATATGCCTCAGGAAACTTATGATGTGATTGTACAGAAGCTGGGAAACGTGTCAAGATCGGAGATTGCTGCTGAATATGAGGCGAACAGGGCATTTTATGATAACCTTAACAAATAAATTATGAGACGTGATTTTCAAACATCAAAGGCAGAGGAAGAATTAGGGAACCTTTTTCTTGTTGCCAGGAAGAAGGGCATAACATTTACAAAGAGAGAGGCATCCAGGTGGGTCGGAGGTCGGTATGTTCTTGAAAGGCTCGTGGCTGAGAGGAAAATACGGATGGCAAAACCCGGGGACAGGCAGAACTCGGAATGGAAATGCAATGCGGAGGATGTGTTACGCCACGCATTCAAATATTAAGAATACACTTTAAAACCTTGAACTTATGAGTATAAAAAGAACGTATTGGACCAAACAGGAGATAGATATACTGTGTGCCATGTATTCCAACACAAAGGCTGCCTGTATACAGGATATTCTTACGCGCCACAGCCTCAACTCAATCTATAAAAAGGCGCGTGAACTTATGCTTGATGCGTACTCGTTTCATCTTGAAGAAATACATTATATCCGTTCCATGGCACAGGATATGACGGTGAAGCAATTGTCACAGAAGATGGGATATAGCGAGCGCACTATTTACCGCCGCTTGAAAGCCATGCGTACCAATTCATAAATAATTCCGTTATGAGCAAATCACCTGAACATGATTTACAGACCCGGTGTGTGATCTGGTTTCATTACCGATTTCCACATCTGAAACCTTTGTTCTTTTCCGTTCCCAACGGAGGATATAGAAACAAGGCTGAGGCAGCGCGTCTTAAGGCGGAAGGTGCTAATGCCGGAGTGTCTGACCTTATATTGCAGCTGCCTGCCGGAAAATGGTCAAGCCTCAACATTGAGATGAAGGCAGGTTCTTCACAAAGGGAAGAACAGAAAAGATATCAGGTATGCGTGCAGGCATCTGGAGGACGCTACGAATTATGTCGTTCCTACGAACAGTTTGTTGATCTGGTTATTGAATATATATCGCAAGTTGATGGACGGGTACTGGAACGGCTTCGTCAGATACATCTTGAACGCGAGGAGGAGGAAAAGCAGAAAATACGTAAGCAATATCAAAAAAGAATAAGTAAAACATTAAAACCATAAATCATGATTGTAGAAGCAACAGGAAAGGTCATGCAGGTTCTTTCAAAAATAGAAGGGGTCAGCGCGAAGACCGGAAAGGCATGGGAGAAATACACATATCTTATAGAACAGTCGGGTATGCGTCCTACTTCTCTAGTGGTTTCAGTATTTAACTATGGGGAACACGTAGGAGAGCTCCTTAATATGGGGGATACTGTAAGAATGTCTCTTCGCATAGAGGCGCATTTTGTAAAGGATGGACAGAAATGGTATAATGAGGTTACGGCTTTCAATATTGTATCTTTCCGTTAAAGTTAAAATTAAAACGAAGTATTAATGGGTAAAGTAAAAATCTATATAAGTGGACCGATAGCGCATTATGATCTTCATGAGCGGAAGCATGCTTTTCTCATGGCGAAAGAAAGACTTGAATCACAAGGTTATGATCCTGTGAATCCTTTCGATAACGGTGTTCCTGATAATGCGCATTGGAGAGAGCATATGAGAGCCGATATCGCGATGTTGCTGAAATGTGACGCTATTTTCATGCTTCCCGGATGGGAACTGTCTAAAGGATGCAAGCTTGAGCTTGATGTGGCTTCAAGCTGTGGTATAGCCGTTATTATCGAACCTGTTCAACCCTGTGACTATGACGTTAAAAAGAGTGGAGCCGAAACGTGTGTACTGCCGTAATTGCGCCAATAGTTCGGACCATCGGGGCAATTCATGTTTCTGTAGTGCGAAGGGGCATCGCGAATGCGCCTGTAACAAGTACGGACAGATATGTAAGTTCTACAAAAAGATCATATAGAAACTCTAATAATATGGTTTATGGCAACAAGAAACAGATTATGCAAGCTTCACTATTTGCTTCGTAAAAAAGGCAATGAGGTGAATGTTAAAGATAGGACAGTATACCGGAGAGCCAAGCTCCTTCCTGCCATAGAGGAGAAATGGATGAAGGAACTGATAGAAAATGGATATATGGTGGGGAACAACCTGTTTGCCCCTCTCCCCAATAATAACTCTTAAACTTAATAGAAATGGCAACACATGGAATGACAATAGCAAAAGCATCTAAGGATGATTTTGAGAAAGTGTATAATCTGCTTTCTCCGATGGAGGAACTCTTCAACAGCAAATGGTGTAATGAAGAAGAAATGTTATGATTTAAAACGATATAAATATGAACCAAATGAATATAGAATTAAGTAAGATGCAGCTTATTCATTTAGGCAATATCTGCAAAAAAGGATGGGGTGGATATAGTGAGCCTTCCGACGATTTAGAAGAAATAATAAAAAACGGTTTGTTGACGAAATCGGCTGGACCATTTGGTGATGTTGTTTATCGTCCAACTGATGCTGGGCGTAGTTATATTAATGACTTCAATAAAAGATAGGAAGGAGCAAATTATGAATAAAAGAACAATCCAAATAGACGTAATTGGGAAAGTAGAAGGTACTCAATTTATGAAGTGCAAGCTATATACAAATGAAAACATTGTCATTATCATGATGAATGAATTTGATTATGAACGGTTGAAAAAGGAAGGAATCTTCATAAGAGATGGCAAAAGTCGAGATTCAGCCGGAGTGTTGAATACAACTAATACTTTCATCGAAGAAAATTAATACTCAAAACGGAACAGAAATGAAAAAGACTTTTAAACAATGGGTAAAACAGGATAAAGACTTGGATGACTTTTTATCGCCAGGTGATTATATTGACGAAAGGTTATATAACTATATAGGGGAAATCATACCTCCTGCATATTACTCAAGAGACTTTATACAAGGATGCGACGCCATTAAAAATGAAGGCGATGTATTATTCTACATTACAGCACACAGAACCGTTGATAATCGGTACTTATATCTCGGTGTTTTACCGGAATTTAAACAATAATTCAAAACGGAACAGAAAGGAATTAAAATATCATGAATGCCTTACAATTTAAAAAACTGAAAATCGGAGATCGAATATTAACCTATAATGGTGCGTGTACCACTGTGACTGACATTGACCGTATGGCAGGAAAGTTGACCTGTGGCAACGGACAATGGAGAGATTACCATCGTGTGCGTATGGCGGTTGAAACAGATCTGCTGGTTGAACATAAGAGAGTTCAGGATTACGTACACCTGATACAGTCATTCTTTCTCGTGCCTTGTTGCTTAAATTGGGCTTCTCAAAAGTATGTATTCTTCGCGCTATAGAAAATTGCGGGCCGGATGGCTTTTTGGGAACCTTGCAGGATCTTTTTGTCAGAACGGAATTTATCTCTATCGAATATGTGCGGAATCTTGTTCCGGTAATGATAAGGGAAGGACTGATACAAAGAAAGGTTGTAAAACGTGGCTTGTTCAGGCTGACTATTAATAAATGATTAAATAATATACTCGTATTATGGGACAGGAAAGCAGACGGAAGTCTTTTGTTTTTTATACTGAATGGAAAGAGGTGTTAGTGGATTATCCACCGGAGGTCAGACTTGAAGTGTACGATGCGGTCATTGAATATGCCGAGTTGGGGACATTGTCGGAGCTGAGACCGTTGGCTAAAATGGCATTCTCCTTTATAAAGAAACAGATAGACTCTAATAAAGACAAATACGACGATATTATAGCAAAAAGAAGTGAGGCTGGCAAGAGAGGTATGGCCAGTCGGTATAATAAGGATGTAACAAAAGATAGCAAAAGTAACAAGTGTTATCACAAAGTAACAAATCTAACAAGTGATAACAAAAGTAACAAGGGCTATCAAAGCGTAACAAATCTAACTATAAATGATTATGAGAATGATAATGATGATGTTTTATTTCAAAAAGAAGAAGAAAAAGTTTTTGGTTCTTCCCCCTTGAAACCCTTGCAGGAATTGTTTGATGAGATGAAGCGGAACGATTCCTGGGCGGAAGGCTCATCATGAACAAACATCATGAGGGATACAAGGCTTTCAATCAGGAAACATTATCGGACTTTCTGGAAGAATTTTTCCGGAAACTTCAGAATGAGAATTGTACAATGGTCAATCCGGGAGACGAATATAGGCATTTCTCCAATTGGCTGAATAAAAAGCTTGAATGTAAATCCGATGAAAGAACCAAAACAGATAAAAGAACTAATGCCCGGACCGAAGGACAGGACTACAATTACGGTCATGAAATCGATCCCCCACACATCATCAAACTGGGAGGACAGGGGAAAGTATAACTTCCGGATGGGAAACGTAAGGATGATGTTGTCCGATGAGGAAATAGAGAAGTTCTGGAAGCACAGGCTGATACTTTCCATGCGGACTGTTACTCCTGATTTCATGGTGGACGATTCAAATTGTCAATTGCTAAGCGAGATATACCAATGGGTATGGCATAAGTCAGATGTGCTGTCCGGAAAGAAAGGAATATTGCTCTATGGTCCGGTGGGAAGCGGGAAGACCACCATCTTGAAAGGACTGCAAGTCTATATGGCACTTATCAACAGACTGGTATACGGTTGTCGCCGTTCCGACATCTGTTTTGAGATGCGTTCGGCCACGGAGATAGCCTTACGTTATTCCTCCCAAGGTACGGAGGCACTTGACAGATGGACAACAAAAGGCATGGCCGGACACCTGATAATTGACGAGATTGGGCGGGAGGAAAATGCAAAGCATTTCGGTACGTCGTGCAATGTCATACAGACCATCTTGCAGATGCGTTACGAACTTCGGCATGAGATGCTTACATTCGGTACGACAAACATCGACATGGAGGATTTGTCGCAGTTTCGCAACCTATACGGAGATTATGTGTTGGACCGTGTCAAGGAGATGTTCAATATTGTTCACCTTGGCGGCAACAGCCGTCGTAAATGGATATAAAATGGAAAAAGAACTAGAAAAACTACAAAGGCAGCTTGCTATGGCGATAAAGGAACGCCGTTACGCCAGAATGGCCGAGCTGCAACGAAAAATTGCGGCCTTGCAGAATGTTCGTGAACATGTGCCGTTGTCATTTCTTCTACCAAAATTTACACCACAGGAGAGGGATAAGGCGCTGGTGTTGATGCATCAGGTATTCGTATTCGCTGACATGCTTTATGGCGCGGCGCTGGAGTTCGAGGAATATCTCAAAGGATTTGATCGTTCCGTAACCCTTCCCGTAGTGGTCAGGGCGAAGAAGGCTGCGGCAGAGTGCCGGGACATAACCCGGTATGTAGACAGTTTCGGTGATGAGCGTATGAGCGCGTTATTCGGAGAAATGTGTGATGAAATAAGCCTCAACGCACAGAATGTTATTTATCGTTATGTCCGCAAGGAAACAAAAAAACAGGAACCATGAGAAAAAAGATGTTATTATGGGTGATAAGACTCATACGGCTCTTCCACAAGGAGGATCAGTTCATACCGCAGTTGCGCTCCGTGCCGGAAGGCAAGGTGCTGCCGAACAGGCTTTACCGTCATTTCGGACGTATACTTGTATCGCGCGCTAATCCGCAGAAAGTAGAGATGCGTTATTATTATGCGGAGATAGATCCGGCCATGTCCGTACGTCCGAAAGATGATGACTGGAAGGAATGTAGCGAGATACATTATAACGAGCTTATGACAAGAAAGGATGCGGTTACGAAATATGAGCAGACCGGAGCACCGTGCGAACATTGCGCATGTCAGATATATGGTCTTCCATGTCATTGTGCTTTTCCAAGGGGAGCCATGACAGGCTATTTCGAACTGTTGCATTGCAACAAACAGTATTCTAATAATCCAACCATTTAAATAAAAAAGACGACAATGAAAATTAATGTATTCAGGACACAGTGCAAGGAAGGTGCGCGTGTCTTTTTTGACGGGGATATCACCTGTACGGGGACAGTAAGGAAGATTTCAAAGGACGGGAGTCGGGCGCTTGTGTGCTTTGACAACGGGGATGTGTCCTGGAAAGAGTATTTCATGATTGATTTTATTGAGGACTAGCCATGGAGAACAAGAGAAAAAATATTCTGATCCATCCGGATCATATAGAGGATCTGGATAAGAAATACAAGCGGCTGGAGGAAAACAGAAAGGAGCCGGTAAGGACAGGTTATACATCTATATGCCGTCTTCGGAATACCAGACTGCACAGGGACATTCTTTTCAGACGGATGTTTGTCCGTGACAAAATGCCCACCGGAGCTTTTATAATATTTAAAGAACTGGGGAAGGACAGCGTCATGCTCCAGCCATGCAAGCCTGAATGGATGAACCGGACACATATCAATCATGTGGGAGGACGTTTCCTCGGATGTCTTCGCTTCTTTTCCAGCTATGCTGATTTGGATACGACACCGCCAAGCCAGATATTGTATGATCTGAAAATAGATCCGCTGGTAACCTCATACACTTTCCGGCTTGAGGAATGGAAAGTGCAGGACGAGCATGACGGTGAGACGGTAGCGTACAAACTGATACCGTTGTTTCCGCTATGAGACTGGCAAACATACCGTCAGATATTAAAAGAACAGCACGGGAACTTAAGATTCCCGTGCTTCAGCATCATATATATGTTAATGGCAGACATAAGCATGTGACTATAAGTAAAAAATGTGTTCGGAAAGCCGGATTGACGGAAAAATACTCTGTACAGATCGTTGTGTTGGGGGAAGTGAGGGCATATATGATATTCTCTTATGATCCGTTGTGTGAGAACCGTCCCCATCTTCTTTTTCTTCCCTCATCTTGTGAGATTCATAGTCCGTATGTGACACGTGCTTTGCAAAGAATCGGGGGTGGGAATGAGATATGCAGGTTGCGCTTTCATGGGAAGCCGGTTTTTCTGAAAGGCAAGGACGGTACTGTCGTGACCGTTGTGTGGCGGATCTCGACATCTCCGGTAAGGGATATAGCCTCAACTGTTCAGAATATACAGAACAGGAACATGTAAGTTGTTATATTTGTGATGTTTATTATTCATTTTATAAAAAAGAAGTATTATGACGGAGAAACAAATATCTTTCTCGGGACTTAACCTGACACCTTATTCCGATATTTCTCCTGACGGGCAGCTTTCCGCATCTGTCGGGCTGGAGATTCATGACGGCAGTATCAGGCCTTCTGTTCTTGCCGGAGAGAAATATATCCTTCCACAAAGTCATAACTCCGCTAAACTGTTATATATACATTCCGCTACGTCATATTCACATTTTATTTTTCAAGACGGTCTGTCATTATATTGGGCTGATGTGAATAATAAGGGGGAATTGTCACTTACATTGCTGGATGAGTCTATACCTGCCAGTTCATTGTTGTCGGTAGGAAACACGCTTGTCGCCTTTGCTGAGGACGGGATGCATTATTTCTTATGGAAAAATGGAAACTACAAATATCTGGGGCAGAAACCTCCGGAACCACTTTTGGTGTTTTCCTTGCATTCAACTGTAAGAAGAAGCGGAGAATTTGAACTGTACAAGAAGGAACAGATGTGGATTAATGGGGATAAATGGCAGATAAAAGATGAATATGTACAGGGGATATCCACAAAAGTACATGCTGAGATAAACAAGTATATAGCAGAACAGCAAGAAGACGGATATTTCATTTTCCCTTTTTTTGTACGTTATGCATACCGCCTTTATGACGGTTCTGTCATCATGCAGTCCGCACCTGTGCTTATGTTGCCTAATGACTCCGGTGCACCGGTGGTAGTCAGTAAAATTGAGCGGCTGAGTCAGGTGATTTTTACCGGCATTGGTTATATATCCTCATTCTGCTCATGGCTTTCATACGCATGTGCCAACAATGACAAGGAGGCGATACAGGAGTGGGGGGATATTATAAAAGGAGTGGATATTTTTATATCCTCCCAATTCTATACATTTTATACGGACGGTGAAATAGACATGAGTCAGAGTCTGTTGAAAGATCTTCCCCAAGGCAAGAGCAACACATACGGATATATTATGGATGATTTGTCAGAGTACTCCTATCCACCAAGGCCTTTTAGCGAGGCTTATGATAGAAAGTTTGGAAACGAGGCTGCTGCTACATATGCATGGGGCATGGAAGTACGTAATGAGTTCAAGGAGGAAATATGTAACGCCTCCCTCTTTTATCATGTGAAGACTCTGGAACTGGACGAACTTTCCAGCGACATCCGCTATCTGTTTGGTGCGGAAGGGGACATGGATCATATTTTGAGCAATTTGGAACTTAGGGAGACATTGACAGATGATTATATGACACACGATATCATCATTCCTGACTTTTCCACGACATATAACAGCCGTCTGCATATTGCAAATGTGAAAAGAACTTTTTTCAAGGGATTCAATCCCATGTGTATATCACAATTTCTAGGTCGTGGGGATTCTTCGGTTTCAATATATACGTATATACATGGGAGCAACGGGGATGTTGTAGTCAAAAGTGATACGGAAGTTTTGGAACAGATACTTCCTGTATATCTGTTTTATCCTGATACAGATGCGTATAAAATGGTGATTATGGTCGGTTCCATGGTGTTTGAGTATCCTTTGGCGGAACATCCGACTTTAAATGGGGCGTATTTTTGTAGCTTGTTAAAAAATACAAATGAATCGTCGGCATCCGTACCGTCCGTTACACCCTTGCAGTCTGAGGAACTGAGCAACAAGATGTTTGTTTCGGAAGTGGGAAACCCTTTTTATTTCCCATTGAATGGAGTTTATACAATAGGGAACGGTGACATTTATGCAATGTGTCCGGTTACTACAGCCATATCACAGGGACAGTTCGGACAATTCCCCATGCTACTGTTCTGTTCTGACGGAAATTATGCGATGAGCGTCAATTCTGAAGGGTTTTATTCAACCATTTCTCCGATACAGAGAGACGTATGCCTGAATTCCAGATCAATCACACAGATGGATTCGGAAGTGTTGTTCATTTCATCCAGAGGTGTTATGATCACAAATGGAGCTTCCATAGATTGTATATCACAGGCGTTGCAGGGAGTTTTCGAACCTGTGCCGGAAGAAATTGGAACAAATATGGAAATGATTGACAAACCTCCTATTGAACTGATCAAGACAGCCATGATAGCCTATGATTATGCGAACCAGCGGATTATTTTTATGCTGAAGGATATGGATACGTCTTTTGTGCTTTCTCTTCCTGAAAACAGATGGAACACGGCCGTGTTTGGACGTGTTAAATCTGTTGTCAATATATTTCCATATTCGTATGTGCATATTGAAGACAGGATTGTCCGGCTCACAGATATATATGATTATTCCTCCGAGATGATAAATAAAGGGATTGTTGTTACAAGAGCGTTGAAACTGGATACTTTGCAGTTAAAACGGCTTATGGATATGTCGGTACAAGGCATCTTTTCAGGTAAGCAGAAAATGATACTGTTTGCTTCACAGGATGGAAAGAAATGGTATAAGATAGGGGAAACGCAGGCCAGACGTGTGGGAGCGATAAGAGGAAGGTATTTCAAATACTACCGCATTGCGTTGGAAACAGCACTGACAGCTAAAGAGAACATATCAGGAATACGGCTGATATATGATATCATGCCTGAAAAACGACTAAGATAACGACTTATGAAACAAAAAGGTAAAGTCTTGACAGTATTCCGTCTTGAGGGAGGAAGCGGACAGGAAGCGCAAAGAAAGGAAATCGGGAATAGCAGGAGAGGGGGCGTTGGCCTTCCGTCTTATTTACCGGGAGGAGGTAATGACAACCAGTCTATTTTTGACAAGTCACTGGCAGCTGAAAGTTATGTTGATGCAGTTGATATATGCTCATCAACATTCAATTACCTATATAATTCCGCTTTCTCAGATAAGACAGGATGGGAGTTTTTCAATCTTTCAGATGATGCTTTGGGGGCATATACGGATTTGTATGAGTACCGGAAGTTGCTGCATATTAGCAATGGAGGAGTGTTACAGAAAAACAGCCTCATCAGGAAGCCAGAGAAACATAGGATATTTAATGAGAAGAAAGGAGAACTGACGGAAGAGAACATTTCTATAACTGTTGACTACACGGAAGAATATGATGCTTTGTTTCTTTCAGTGCGGTTCCTTTGTAAATCCTCAGGTGATCTTACAATAGGTTTTACGGATACACAGGGAGATTATGCGTTGAAGACGAAGCATATTGACCAATCGGAGGAATGGCAGGAATATGAACTTTCTGGGAAATGGGCCGGAATTGGTGATTTTTATTTGTCATTTACAGGATTGATAATCGTTGATATCTTGAGGTTGGCGGACAAAGCGTATGATGATCATCGTGAAGAGTTCAGGACATACCAGAGCCAGACCAAGCAGAATCTTGAGCTTATGGTGTCCGCTATAAACGAGTTGAAACGGATGAAATCAGAATATGACAAAAAAATTGAGGAAATATCAAAATCCTTGATCGAGATACGTGGTGAGATACCGGATGTAAGCGGCTTGGAAACCAGTTTGTCCGAACTGGAAAAACGTGTGTCCGCATTGGAAAAAGCCGGTTCCGGAGATGGCACATAGTCCGATCTTTCGGGACCGGCACAGTATCAACTCCAGTCCGTGGGTCTCCTGCCCATCAGTTTTATTCTTGAACGTAAGGCATCACGCAAACCCTCTATGTCACCGGTAAAGAAATTCGCGTATTCTTTCGCCTTTTCCGGAAGTTGGTTATTAAGGACAGCACTCATTACATAATCCACCATCATACGGTGTGCGCAACTTTTGATGGTTTCCGTCATGCTGATATTGAAACTTGCAGGCATGGAAAGCTTTAATTCATACATGCCGAAGTCACCAAAAAAGTAAGTCACCTCCGCTTTGCCGTCACTGCCTTCTATCTTTATCCTCTCGTTTGATGAAGGGATATACTCAAACTGCCCGGTACCGGTTACTTGACCAAGTACCTTGTCTGTTGATGTGCTTACCGTTACAGATACGTCTGTAATAACTCGGATGATGTAACTTTGTCCGGGTATAAGGCTGTAAGTTCCCAGTGATCCAGATGATATCGTTTCAGTACTTCGGTTCATTTCGTTGATTCTCTCAAGACGGTTGTCGTCTGTGTCCCGGCCTGTTATCAGATATTGCTGACAGACACGTTTCACCTCACCGAAAGCCTCCGTCATCGCTCGGGCCACAACCGGCTTTGTGGCCTCATCATCAGGTGTCATTACTTCTGATGCAGTTTCTTCTGTATCTTCGCTCTTTTGTAATGAGCGTCCTATCAGATTGCATTGCACCGCTACATCGTTTACTATCTGCTTTTTCAGCAGGCGTATCCAAATTTCTCTTTCTCTCATGGCTTGTATATTAAAGGATTATTATATCTGTCTCTTAATATAACATCTGGACCGGATGGATTTTCTGTTGTAAGCACATCCATACCTGTGCAACCTATCCCTGTATAAAGGTTGTCTCTATTGCGCTGTTCGTAGTCAGCATTTCCGGACTGGCTCTGTTGCAACTCATAGTCATTGTTATTGCGCTGTTCGTAGTCAGCATTTCCGGACTGGCTCTGTTGCAACTCATAGTCATTATTATTGCGCTGTTCGTAGTCGGCTTCTGGTACGATGAATTCTGATCGTTGGTTTAGGGCGGATGCTATTTTTTTCAAGTATCCGGATGCACTGGTCCTGTATCCTTCACAAAGTTCTTTATCCGTTGTAGGCTCCAGCCATGCGGCTGCAAGATAATGTGAAGCATACAATCTCATTGCCGTGCGTATCATGTCCGTGATACCTTCATCCATGCGTATGAAGTTTTTGAATTCAATGATAATTTCATTCCCGGAAGAGGTCATGTTTATATCATTACTGTCTTTAATCTTGCGCCGAAGCTCGCCTTCCGCTTCATTTACTGCGGCGGTAAGATAAAGATCCAGTACAGCTTCATTGTCTTCTGTTGCTGCTATATCTGGATAATTACCGCCGGCTTTTCCTGCCCGGGCTGTAAGCGCAATGACATATTTGAATATTTCCGGTTTGTTTATGGATGTTTTCATAAGTCTTAACTGTTGCAAAGTGCATATTCTTTGGTCATTTTCTTATAATTGTCAAATGCTTTTTCAAATTCTTTCTTCTCATCTATCTTCTGTGAGTTCCATGGAATGAAGGAAGCGATGGATTCGAGTGCGTATTTCCAGTTCCCCTTGAAGCAGATGGCACGGTCGTCTAAATATATGTCGGCTATGGGCTTTCCGGAATTGCTGCCTTTAGGCTGATCCGGGTTTTCGTTTATGTAATCATAAGTGATGTGATTGTCATTCAGGTATTTCTTTAATTTGGAACTGGCGGTGCGTGTTGTGAAAATGATGATTGTGAATCCTTTCTTTTTTAGGACTTCCATGGCACTTTGTACACCATCAATCGGATCACCGAAGATGTCATTATCTTTAAATCCGTCGTATTGTGCTATGACTCCGTCAAAATCCACACATATTGTTTTCTTTTCCATATAAAAAACGATTAATAGTACAAATATAATCTCATCTGCCGTATCTGCTTTGATATAATGCTGACTGCATTATATACATTCGTCCAGTTCTTATTAAGCTATTTTTGTCGTAAAAGAATAATGAACATGCGCGATAACGAACAAATATCTGACTCCTTGCTTTACGGGCATCGAAAATTCGACGGACAGCGGCGGGCCGAGAGATGGCTGCATGTAGCCTATAATGCATATTGCCGTCTTGCTCCTTTCAGAAAGATGCGTGCCGAATGCAAATCGTATGCCTACGGAAAACAGTATGAGAGGCAGATTGTTTACAACGGGCGGCATATAACGAAGGAGCAATATCTTAAGGAGAAGGGTATACCTGCATTGCAGACCAACATATTGGGTAAGATCAAACGGGTCGTACAAGGGCAGTTCAGAATGAACGATACCGCGCCGGTATGCAATGCTGTTGATCCGGAGGAGAAGGAATATGCGGACATTATGTCAGCCTTACTCCGGCAGAACATGAAGCTCAACAGGCGTTCAGAACTGGATGCGCGTACTTTTGAGGAATATCTTATATCCGGTCTGCCTATATATAAAATTTCATGGGCTTATCGTCGTGGAAAACTGGACGTGTTCACTGATTATGTGAATCCGAACTTTGTATTCTTTCCCGACAGTCTTGATTTCAATCTTGCAGACATACGGTTTTGTGGTCTCCTTCATGATCTTGACTTCTCCGAGGTGCTTGCTTTGTTCTCACATTCGGATTCTGATGATATAAAGTTGAAGGAGATATATAACCATTGTCTTGATAATGAATATATCGCCTCGCAGTTCAGCCGTGACACACGCACGTCACAGATTGAATCTACCGATTTCTACTATCCTTCGGAGTTCGGAAAATGCCGTGTTATTGAATTATGGACGAAGGAGAGGCGGAAGGCCTGGTTTTGTAATGATCCCTTGGAGAGTGAGCCTTATTTTGTTCCTTATGATCAGAAAGAGAGCATTAAGGAAATAAACCGTAGCCGTCTTGAACTTAATATAAAACGTAATCCTGATGGATCCCCCATGCTAGATACGGACGGGGCTCCCGTTACATTCATGGATCCGGATAAATATGCGGCTGAGAATCTGATCACTTATGAACGGAGAATCGAGACGTATTGGTATTACCGTTATCTTTCCCCGGACGGATTTGTGCTGGAGGAAGGACAAAGTCCGTATTGGAATGGATCCGAATCTTTCCATCCGTTTGTGTTCAAACCATATCCTTATATTGACGGAGAATTTCATCCGTTCATATCTGAAATTATCCCGTCTCAGGAATATTTCAATTACTACATGGTAGCCCTTGATTTTTATATTCGTAATGCGGCCAAGGGTGTGTTGATGATAGATGAACAGTCCTTGTCTGACAACATGAGTATAGAGGATATAGCGGAGCAGTATGTGAAGAGTAACGGTGTAATATTATATACAAGCAAAAGATCTGGCAATGCCCCTGATACAAAGACCGCATCATCTATCCCGGGAGGATTCGATTATATCATACAACTGTCACGCTCCATGGTGGAGGACGTGTCAGGAGTTCAGGCGGCACTACAAGGTAAATCGGGAAGTTCCGAGAGCGGTGTGCTTTATCAGGCAAAGGCCGCACAGGCCTCATCATCCATACTGGATCTTATAAATACATTCAACTCATTTCTTACTGAAGTGGCATATAAGGTAGTAAAGGTGATGCAATGTTTCTATACAGGTCCGAAAGCGGTCAATGTCGCCGGTGAATCCATTCCCTATAATATGGATACAATGTATGATATTGACATTGATATCTCAATTAGCGAGGATAGCGACAGCCCGGTATATAGGGCATTGACAAACCAGCTTTTAATGGCACAGGCTGAGAAGGGGCTTATACCGTTCAAGGCGGCATTGGAAGCCGGTAATTTCCCGAACTCCAGTAAGATTATAGCGGTACTGGAAAGATATGAGAAGCAGTTACAGGAGCAGCAGGCAGCGCAACAGATGATGTCGTAAGTAGTGATTGGAAATTTTAATATTTCTTATAATGATGGATTATACAACAATTAGACTGGTGGTTGTAAGTATTAAAAGTTAGTATAAATAATAAAGTAATGAGAGATGTAATCTACAATTTTATCAACGAGCACATGATGATACACATTGTGCTTATAGCCTTGTGTATTGCGGCTACAATGGGGGCGATGTTAGTAGACCTTATCACGGGAGTAATGAAAGCCAAGCAACGGGGGGAGGCAAGAACATCCACGGGGTATAAGAAAACAGCCGTCAAAGCAAAGAAGTATTTCACCCCGTTCATAGAATTGTGCTTCATAGACCTGTTATGCTGTGTTGTTATCCCCTTCCCTGTTTTTTCAATGATTTGGACGGGATACTGCATTTTCTGTGAGTTTAAATCAGTTCGTGAAAAATCGTGGGAAAAAGCGGAGTTGCGCAAGGCAGAAAAGACAATGAGTGTGATTATCGAGAACAAGGATGATATTGCCAAGATCATGGCTCAGATACTATTTGACAACGAAAATAAAAAGGAGGATAAGAAATGAAGTTTTTCACGATTGCGGAATTATGCCGTAGTAACACGGCCGACCGCTTGGGAATAAACAACAGATGCAGACAGGAGCATGTGACTGCTCTGACTGCCTTGGTGGATAATGTGCTTGATCCGTTACGAGAATGGTATGGCAAGCCTATAACAGTAAACAGTGGTTATCGCTGTCCTGAACTTAATGTGGCTGTCAAGGGAAGCAAGACCTCGCAGCACATGAAGGGGGAAGCTGCCGATATCGACACTGGGGACAGACAGCAAAACAAGCTGTTGTTTGAGTATATCCGGAAGTATCTTCCCTATGACCAACTCATTGATGAGTCTAACTTTGCTTGGGTACACGTCAGTTACCGGGCTGATGGGGATAACAGGAAACAAGTGCTAAGTTTATGAAACGGAGAATTTATATATGGATAACGATAGCGATAATGATTTTGCTTATCTTTTCATGTAAGACTAGATATGTTCCTGTAGAGATTAAGACAACGGAAACAGTGGAAGTACATGATACCACTATAACAGAGAGATTGGTACCATATAAAGATAGTATTGCAGTACGTGATACAACATCTTTCCTGTCCAATCCTTATGCATATAGCTGGGCTCGATATTCAGGTGGAATATTGCAACATTCGTTGGGAATATGGCCAAATTCGGTACTTATAGTAACTGTTCCTCATTATATGACGGTAACCAAGCGAATCGAAGTGCCTAAGATTGTAGAGGTAGAGAAGAAATTAAACTGGTGGCAAAAAACAAAAATAGAGATAGGTGGATGGTCTATGATAATGAATATATTGCTTGTGTCTATGATAATTGTCAGAAGGTTAAGAAAGAAAGGAGGTGCCCGTAATTTATAGATTGTATTTTTTCAATTCTGTCTTTCGTTATAACAAAAACCTTCGGCGGTCCGGATTGTAAGAAAAGGACCGCACGCTCCTTATCAGGTAGAAGTCGCTAAGGAGAAACAATACGTCGGAACAAGAATTGTTTTGCGGTCCCAGACTGCTTAACAATTTTCCGACGTATTTTGTTTATCCAAACAGTGATTATATGAAAAGTGATGAAATATATAAGGATGTATTGCAGGTTGTCGCTTCAGTGACGGGAATATCTGAAACAGGTATTATACATAGCAATAAAGAGGAGTGTGCGAACGCCAGATATCTTCTTGTGCGTTATTTAGCCAAGATTTTCTCTGATACGGAGATAGCGTCATTGACTAACAGGACCAAACAGGCTGTCGGATCGATGCGGCGGAATGCTAAAAAACAAGGGGTATGGATTGTGGAAAACAATTGGAAAGAAATAGTAAATAAATTGGAAAATAAATATTTTATTTGCAAGTAACTTATTCCGTAATTTGCCTTTGCGGTCAATATTGACGTGATATGTAAAATCATGATTATGGATAATGTAACAGGAATGAGCATCCAGGAATACGCCGCAATGCGTGAGTTGGAGTGCGAACACAAAAAGGGATGGGGCGCTACCGCCGCTATCTGGGTTATCGCTGCTGTGATTGTTATTGCCTTCTTCGTGTACAGTTGGCATAATAACTGTAATGAAAAAGTACAATTTGCAGTAGGGTTGGCTAATCTGACAGGACGGGTTAACTGTATGGAACCTGATGTTCGTTGGGCTGGGCAGCAGTTGTATGCTGCTAATGGTGCAATTTCCGCTACCGTTCAGGGAGTGGGCGACATGAAGGCCAATTTCGGTGAGCAGCTGTTCCAGTTGAACAAGGAAGTCTTCTACAATGACGGTTGTGGCTGTGGCCGTGGCAGAAACGGAGGTTGTGGCGGTTGTGGAAACCGTGAGTTCCGACAGACATCTACATATAACTTGGCCAGTACCAATGTTACGGTGGATGAAACTTGCCGCAATTGATTTCGTGAGGGTGGGGATTCCACCCTCATTTATTATTAATCGTAAAAAAGCTGGACTATGTTTAAATCAAGAATAGAAATTAGGGAGTTTGCGGTAAGACAGGCTGTTGAGTTGCTCGGCACTGGTAGTCCTCAAAAGGATATTGTCGCAAAAGCTAGAGATATTGAAGCCTATATAATAGGAGAGGCCGATTTGCCGGAAGTTTACAATGATACGGAAGCCATCAACGGTATTATGGGAAGTGCGATGCAGATGCTGCAAGGCATATCCTGTTCGGAAATTCCGGTAGAGGATAAACCTGCCAAAAAGAAATAAGAGATGGGGGTGTCCATGTTTCAGTCAAAGAAACCGCAGACAGAGTTGAAGTTTACGACACGTGCGGAAGCGTTCAGTTACATGCTTATGTATATGACTGAGGAAAAACATGCGGATCCGCTGGAGGCAGCGCAGAAAGCCAATGAATTTGCAGACATCTTCGCCAAGAACATGGGTATCCCTCTTAAAATAGAGCCGGAACCACAGGGTGTCGATAAATACCTGTCAATGGCTACCAAGATTGCTAATTATATAGAAGAACATCCTAAGGTGGTTGAATACGGCGTTCCGGCTTTGACATTCGTTGCCGGTCTGTTCACTGGGAAAAAAGTGGAGCAGGCCAATGATAACATGTATGGGCAGCGTCCGGTACCGCCTCAACCGCAGGAAGAAATAGATTTTGATAAAATACCTGATTGATTATGGCATTAAGGAAATTATATATTGTGGTGGATTGCGAGAACGACGAGCAGAAGGAAGCTGTTCAGACCGCATTCAACGAATTGTCTAATACGCGGGCTTTGACCAGCCGGACGATTATCAGCATGTATCCGTTTTTCAAAAAACATCGTGATGATCTGTTTGAGCTGTTCAATATGGTCAAGACAGGCGGTGTCAAATCGTTGTTGTCTGTAAGAGGTGGAACATTGATTAATAACTTGAGAAAGGGTTGATTATGAGAGTGGAAGGCAAATGTATAGGTGATTGCAGCAAATGCCAGTTGCTGGCAAATGGTGAGGTGGATATGATTCCGTGCATTCTTGACCAGATTTTTATCCGGACAAGGAAAATCGAGAAAGAAAACGCTTTTATCAGGAGAAGTCTTGATTCCATGATGCAGGACAGAAATACAATCCAACTTGCCGGTTTGAGTGATAACGAAGATAAAACAGATTGATTATGAAGTATACATTCAAAGAAATGTTGGACGATGCGAAAAGGGCGGGTCTGACAAGTGACAAGGTCATGATGCGCAGTGCGGAAAGCATGAGCGAGCTTCTGTGCCTTGTGAAGGAAGAACATCCGGAACTGTACTGGAAATTTATGCGTGAGCAACATGGAATCATGTATGGTAATCATTACAATGAAGCTTTTGCGATGTTTGATGTCGGCATGATGAGGTACATTGATAGGGATGGAAAGAAATGTGAGGGTGCGCACTGGACGGCGGAACAGATAGAGGCAAGTACCCGGATGATGGGATTTCCGGCTGGAACTACGAAATGGGACAAGTATGTAGCGTTCAATGCCTTTTATTCCGATCTTTGCACAGTTTATAATGATGAACAGATCATTAAAGGTGCTCATAAGTTCTATTTTGAGGATCAGGACTGGGGGGACACAACAAAGATTTGGGATTATGTGTATTGCAAGAATGCAATGGTCTGATTCTTTGTAACAGACGGTTTGTGCTTATCAAAAACCGAACCGTCTGTTTTTGATAAGCACTATGATTCCAGTTTTTCCCGTATTTCCTTCAGAAGCCGGAAAGAGCCTGCCATCTTGTAATTCCCAAGATTCTGTTCTGCCTGCATTATAAGGCTTTCTACTGTCAGAGGGAGGTCGGGAGAAAATGAGGATTTGTTGATTTGCAATGTTTTAGGTAATTCTCTCGTATTAAACCATTCCACCATTTCCCTTAATTCTTCCTCTGAGTAAGCTTCATGTGTTTTTGCATTTTTCATAATGATCTTGTTTTTGATTTCCGCAAAGATAGTGATTTGAAAGCAAATCGCAACAGGAAAGCCGCAACAATAAACGCTTCTTCATTCTGCCAAATTCCTGCCAAATGTTGCCAAGTATGCCAGATATGCTAGATACTGACACAATTGGTGTATGTTGTTGATGTGTTTCTTGCGCCACTTATATAATAGCCTCATCTTTGCCATACTGAGAAAAATTTATTGTTTAATTTTTGGGGCTTTATAGAAAAAGAATGTATATTTGCAATACCTTACATAATATCCAATGGCGAGCGGAAGCCTGCCCAAACATATTGCAGGCATTTTTTATGCTTGTTTGTAAAGCGTTGCAATATATACTTATTGCGGCTGTCACCCCCGTGTGGAGAAGTTAATGCTCTCCCTGCCTTTGGATAGGTGTAAGGTAACGGGACAGGGCAGCCGTTTTTTACTTGCCTATAATGCCATTAAAACCTTATATATCCATGGCAGATTTAGTATTTCAAAACAGTAATGGTAATGATGTTACTACTTCTTTAATCGTTGCACAAGTGTTCGGGAAAGAACACAAAAATGTAGTGAGAGATATTGAAAACCTCTCATGTTCAGAAAATTTTAATCGGCTCAATTTTGAGCGCATTACCTACAAGGATGCACGAAACAGAGAACAGACCGCATACGAAATGACCAAAGACGGTTTCAGCTTCCTTGTCATGGGGTACACGGGCACAAAAGCTGGAGAGTTCAAGGAAAGGTTCATCAACGAGTTCAACAGACGGGAATTCTTGCTAAAGGATGATGATTACATTTTAATGCGTTCCCAGCAGATTCTACAAAAACGTTTGGAAGCGTCTGAAGAAAAAATCAAACAACTTGAATCCCAAGCCGAACAGCAGCAGGAAACTATCGAACTCCAACAGAAAGAACTTACACAATCCGCTCCGAAAGTCAGCTACTACGACAACCACTTGCAAAGCGTGAACGCTCTTACCACAACTCAAATAGCAAAAGAGATAGGTATGTCGGCAGAGAAACTGAATAACAAACTGAAAGAACTTGGAATACAGTTCAAGCAGTCTGGGCAATGGCTTCTTAAATCGCCCTACGACAAATGGGGTATGCACGAAACGAGAACCAATATTTTCACAAGTGAAAGAGGTAATACCCATACCAACACGTATACGGTCTGGACGCAGCGAGGTAGGCGATTTATCATAGCCCTATATGAAAATGATTGGAGCGTGAAGAAAGCTATCAAGCAAATAAAAGGTGAGCTGAATCCAGCCGCGTAATTTGAATTTTACTTATTAATTAATCCAATGTATTCCCCGTCTTGCTTATGGCAGCGGGATGGTTCGTCACACCCCTAATAGTTGTGATTTGCAACCGTTACAATTAATTTAAAATGAATTTTATTATGAACAACAAGGATATTGAGGAAATGAAGAAACTGGTTCTTATGGTGCTGGAGGAGAACAGGATATTGCGTGAGATGCTTGCCAAGGAGTGGGAGCGGGGAGGATGTCATGCTCCCATGACTTTGAGCAAAGGAGGAAAGTGAACGGGAGCCGGCTGTTAACAGCCGGCTTTTTATTCTGTATTACTTGTAGAAGATTCAGGAGTGTGTGAACGTATCAAGGATCTAGCTATTGCAAATTCAGATTCCGCACCGGCATTTTCATTTATTGAAATATGATAGAGACCGGCTGCATAATATGCCAATGCTCCTGCATATTTGTTATGAAGGTTGATTTCTCCGTTTTCTGAGATTGAAGGAGTTGGAATATACCTGAGACTGTATCCCCCCTGTTCTTTTACTGCATGGGCAATGATTGACCTCATGGTATCGTTGGTGATGAATGCTACCGGTATTGAGGGACCATTACCTACACCGGGAGCTGATGAATATTGTGCGCTGTATAGTGGCGAATTGTCCGGATATAACATAGTGACCGGATATCTCCACCCAGTCAGGTTCACACTGACAAGCCTGATATAGTCCGCAGGTATTTTTATGTAGGCAAAAAACAAACCGTCAGGACGTTTCTCGAATGAGATTGAGGATGAATCTGTCATTTCCGAAGCTTCGGCCATCACCCCTTCGTCATTCATCAGTGCGAGTAGTGCGAGTCTGATGAACTCTTTTAATGCCTCATCGGTCTCAATCGTGAAACTGTCTTCTTCTGTCGCACTCTCATTGATGATTGTGCGTAAAGTCTTTAGTATATCTTTGACAGGTATCATGAGGCTTAGTCTAATGGATAATTGGGAAATTGTATGCCGTGTTCTTTGCATAATGAGGACAGAGCCTCCTTATTTCCACATTGCGAGCGCGGTACTTTGAATCTGACCTCAAAAAAATCCTTCGCTTCAAGGAATGAGGTCACATTTTCAATATCCTCTTGTATGTCTCTGTCTTCTTGAATGCCTTTTTCTTTGGTCGGTTCTGCGCTTTCGGATTCTTTTTCTTCCTGCTTAGAAGATGCCGGAGGAATATAGGTGCACATCCGCTTTCCAAGGATGCTGTATCTTTGTTTTACCTCTGTTTCCTGTAATACGGAATTTACGTCATTTTCGTCATGTATTACATCTTCATCTTCTTCTATTGTTTCGGTAATGCGTCCTTCCCGATACCATTTGTGCGCCCTGATTTTCTCAGCCAGTTCTCTATCCGTTGTATGATAGGTTGATTTGCCACGGAAAAAAGCGGAGAAGTTGACGTACATCATCCGTCCGCAGTGAATGACTGCAAATGACAGTGAGGAGCTCGCAACGAATTTATAAAGTTTCTTCATACATTATTAATAATGATGAGGTGGATTTCTCCACCTCTGATGATGATTAAGGTTCTATTATACAGTCTGGGATTCAGGAACTGGAATCTCAACATATTCCGGAATGGACAGACGCGCGTGGGCATCTGGGAATCCAAGTGTCCAGCAGGAGAACTCTTGCATGACAACAGCGTCACTGTTACTTATGAACAGTTCTTTCAGATTGTATGTGCTGCGCTCCCAGTTCTGGAATACCCATTTGTCAAGATATTCAGGATCAAGAGAGAAACCTCTTCCGTTGAATCCCCAGGCGTTGAACAGGTCATGGCGGTAAAACAGAAGTTTTGTTCCCATGCTTTCGAATGACTGGAAGTCAAGTCTCCATTTGTTGTAGTCACGTTCCGGCTCGAAGATACGTGTGCGGTTGTTGGTCTTGATCTTGCATAATGCCGCATAGATGGTATTGTCAACAAATACAAGTTTTGTGCGGCTTCCGTTACCGGCACCTTCAATGATGCGTCCTACAAGGTCTACAAGCTCATCCTCCGAGATTACATATTGCTGCACATATTTTCCTTCTTCCACCACAGGATTTCCGGCAGAGTCAAGCACTTTTTCCCAATGTCCGATTTCAAGGTCTTTTCCGGCGCGGTACCAGATACCTTCACAAGTATATACATTGCCTTGTCCGTTCACCGCATGTTTGCTCTTGATTCCGAACAGTCCGGAGGCTTCCATACCGATACGCATGTCTTCCATTGCCATCCGTTCCACACGTGTGAATGACCATTCCACCTCGGTCTTACTCAACCGGTCATAGATAGTCTGCTCTACCTGCATGATAAAACGCTGGCAATATTGTTCGTCCGGAGACGGAAGCTGGTAATATCTTCCTGTAGACACGTCCTTCTCGGCGGCAGCACGTCCCATTCTTAGAAGGACGGTACCCTTTGCAAGGGTAGGAATAAGATAAGGGTTCTTATTGTTTGATTGTTTTCCGTTTACGGCATAGACAAGCGGAAGGTTGGTCTCACTGTTGATTGCGTGCACGCGCAGCATCAATGGGTGTTCAGGATCCACTTCATCGGTACCGGATTTGTAACCGGAAACAAACGTTCCGTCAGCGTTCAGGACAAGAAGCGTATCCATTGCGCCCACAATGTTATTATCCTCCAGTTCTATCGCTTTCGGAGTCTCGGTAGTCATGGCTTCAAGCTGCTTGGCAAGGGTAGCCCGTAGCGGACGCTGTCCGACACTGTAGTACTTGATTACGATGCTGTCCGATTTGTTTGTCGCCCCATGGCGCAGAATCTGATCAATAGGCGTGCCGGTAAACTTCATCTCGACAATTGTCTTGTCGATCTGCTTCACGTACCATTCCGCGTCCATGATTTTCTCGTTCTTTGTTACGGAACTTTCCCCGCCTACTACCTTTCCGCCATCCCCTAGATCCTGGACTGAGCCTCCGTCCGAAGCATCGGCGGCACATGCATAACCTCCCCCGGTCGCTCCGGCAAGGAACATGAGCAATACGGAAAAGAAAAATTTGAATGTTGATTTTAACTTTTTCATTGTTCTCGATTTGTTTTTAAATTTATAAATAAAAGTTGTGATATGAGCCTGAAAGCGATAGACGATTAAATACGTCTCTTCATGTCTTTATAACGTTGTAGGGTAGGATCCTCCACTTTTTCCTCACCTCCTCCGTTCCCGCCTCCTCCAAGGTCCGTCGGAGCTTTTTCCGCAAGATTCCTGTGTATGGCTCCCGGACGTGCGGTACGTCCCTGTTTACGTCCTTCCTCTCGGGCGGCTTCTATTTCCATGTCCATATTGAAGGCATGGATGATTCTTTTCCAGTCTTCCGCATCCAGTTCGTGCCGGATAATTTTATGAATGATACCGTCTGTATCCTGTGTTCCGTACAGCCATTCCAACATGGAAACTACATTCGCCTCATCAACATTGACCTGCCGCACGGCTTCTGTCAGTGCCTCATCTGTTTTGCGCAGCTTCTCTTCCGCATCTCTTTTTCTTTTTTCCTCATCGGCCGCCTCCTTTATCCGGGCAGCTTCTTTCTCTTTTGCTTTTTTGATGGCCTCTTCCGTTGTTGCAGCTTCCCTGATATCATCCCCGTAATTGGTTATCAGATATTCCACAAGAGAGAACGGTTCACCGTTCTCATCCATGCCGCTTGCCAGACCGGTCAGGATGCCGGCGGCTCTTGAGTCTTCTGCAAGAACTTTGTTGAGGTTCTCTCTCTGTGATTCACTATCGTCATAACGTTTGAAAGAGTCATCAAGGAATTCGCCGACAGCGAGGTCGTCCTCAAGGTCGAGGTCCGGTTTTCTGGATGAAACAATGTCTCTCCATGATTTTCTTTCTTTTTTTTCTTCCATGATATGTCATTGTTGTCTTATACTGACAAATTTAGCAGTATTTGTTCAAGCCGGATTGATATAATGCAATCTACAGGAAGTACATTCGCCATCATTTAAACAGGAGGTCACATGAAGCACAAGGGAAATATCAGCGAAATACAATTGATAAGGAACAAGGAGATTGTACGTACATTCATCGAATTGAAAAAGACCTGTGCGTTCTCCTACTACAAGGATATATGCAAGGAGATTGCGGGCATGAAGGCGAAGCAGCATTATGTCAGTGAGGACCGGGCTTACGTGATCTTATACAGATATCTGACCGAAGGCAATATACCTGATTGCAGTCTGTATAAATATGAAATGTATTCCAGTCTGATCCGTTGTTGCCTTGATATCATGAAAAAGAAATCGGAAGCGAATCTCCGTCTTATCGTAAGACTTGCGATAGAGAGGCCTTCCGATTCATTCGGGATAAGTCCTGACCGCATACAGCATATTTTGTGGAAAGCTGGAATGAAATAGGTGTACCGCTATGAAAATGAGATATTCCATGGGGCTTTACTTGTGCATGGCCGTGTTATTGCCGTATCATGAATTCCTGTCAGGAAGTCACTGGCTTTATATGTTCGGACATTCCGGATGGCTTCATTATCTTCTGAACGGGATGGCATGGGCTTTTCTATGGAAGGTGATAACCCCTGCACGGACGCTGGTCGCATGGATGTTCGCTGTCGGAATATCATTTTTTATTCCTTCCGGCAGTCCTGTGATCGGATGGAGTGTCATTATCTACTATTATACGGGCTTGTGCCTGTCCTCCATGGATGGGGGAAGGCGTAATAGGCTGTTTGCCATAACCGCTCTCGGTTTCTTTCTGCCGCATATTGCGGGTGGATATCATGCGGCTATGCTGGCGGCCGGATGGATATTGCGTAAACTGGAGGTTGGATGGCAAAGAACATTAAAATAAACCATATAGAAACTCTTTTCTCAGCTATTGTCATAAGGAATGCGGAGGAGATGATCCGCAGGAACCGTGAACGGGAAGCGGAACTGTTCAAGTCCTACAACCCGTTGACAGGGGAGAACGCTCCCGGAAAACGGAAGAGGATATATCTGGATGATTTTATAAATTCATCTGTTTTCCTTCCTATCGAGATGTTCTCCACCGGTTTTATCTATAAACTGGATCTTGCCGGAAGTATAGAGGAGTTCTGCTGGCAGACATACGGGGAATATAATGAGGATCTTCGTAATACTGTCATTCAGGAGTTTCTCCGTTACTGGGCCAAATACGACTTTTATTTCTATTGTTATGCGTATGCGCGTATCAAAAACAAAGAAGGAGGGGAGGATGTGCCTTTCCTGCTACGTCCGGCGCAGGTAAAGCTGGCTGAGACGTTTGAAAGGATGCGCCGTGCCGGCAAGCCTATCCGTGTCATATTGTTGAGGCCCGCCAGTGGGGGGATCCACATGCACACAGATATACATGTCATGGATACAGATAATGCATGTGAAGAGCTGGAACAGCATCATTGTCGGACATCAAGGGGACAGTGCGGCTGAAGTTAAGGATATGTATGTCAAGCTCATAACCCAACTTCCTGAATTCCTTTTTTATGAAGAAGGGGTGGAGTTTGACGGCTCTCTTCCGAAGATCAAGGGAGGGGGAACTTCTAACATAAGTCTTATACCTTCCCGAAACTGCAAAATCAAGACGGCAACCGCGATGAATCCGGAGGGCGCCCGTGGTGGTGATTCGGCCATGGCGCATTGTACGGAGGTGGCGTTTTGGCCTCAGACGGAAAAGATGGATCCGCAAAAACAGGTGAAATCATCCTGTTCGGGAATCCTGTACAAACCGTATACGATGATTGTGTATGAAAGCACGCCGAACGGGCAGAATTTCTACAAGGATGAATGGGATCGTGCCAATGGAACGGATGATCATGGGGAGAGACTGTCCGCATTCGAGCCGTTGTTTGTCGCATGGTGGGAGATAGAGGAATATCGTCTCGATCCGGAAGATATGCTGGAATGGGCCTGTACCCTGATAGAAAGGCGTAACGATAAGTCCGGAAACTGGGACTATATGTACTGGCTGTGGACTATTGGAGCGACATTGCAAGGCATCTACTGGTACAGGCAGAAGATGAAGGAATATGCGGACATACAGGACATGCAGCAGGAGTATCCGTCCGATCCGGTGGAGGCATTCAAGTATTCCGGGCAGCTTGTATTTGACATTTACAAGGTAGAACAACTCAGAAGGTTCTGCCGTGAGCCGGTATTCCAGGGGGATATTTCCGGAAAATCCCCGAAAGGTGAACAGGCTGTCGAAGGGCTGAAACTGTTCAGGCGTAAAGGAGGGGAATTGAAAATATGGGAGATGCCAGACAAGACATGGAGGTTGGAAAACCGCTACTTTGTGTCAGTTGATATCGGGGGGAAATATAGGACGAGTGATTACTCTGTGATTACTGTGCTGGACCGCGCGGATATGATGGCCGATAGCGGAGTGCTCAATGAGGACGCTGGACCGCGTGTGGTGGCGGAATGGTACGGGCATACAGATCCGGACCTGCTTGCGATCAAATGTGCGCAGATTGCGTCATTCTATAACAATGCTCTGCTCATTGTCGAGAACAACACGGCTTACAGTAAGCTTAATGATGTAGACACAGACAACGTCAGCGAATTGTTCTTTCCCATTCTTATCCCTCTTTATGATAATGTATATGCGCATAATCGGAGCGAGTTGGAAAAAAGGAGCCAGAAAGAAACCAGATGGGGGTTTAATACCAACCGTAATACAAAAGTGGCCATTATTAAGTATATGGAACAGTGTGTGCGTGACAAACTGTGGATAGAGCGTGAAACCGGAATGATAAAGGAATTGGGATGGTACATGAAATATCCGAACGGCAAATACGGCGCGCTTGCGGGGAAGCATGATGATCGGGTAATGAGCAGGGCAATAGGATTATACGTGAGCCGTTTTGAATGGGACAGATATCCGGTGAGGGTGTTGCCCACTATGGAAGAGAAAATGAATAACATGAAACGCCTCAACAGGTCGGCGACGGGTGCGGAGGCTATATTATATAAAAATTAGTAACATTATGGGAAAAATTAAGTTGTTTTTGAAGGCGGTAAAAAGCCTTGTGCAGAAACGCAGGATCGCAAGTCTGTGGAAGTCCAGCTTGTTATTGAAAAAGGCGATAGAAGAGGCTGAGGAAAAGAATAAACAGGACGGAAGGCGTTATTTTGTCATATGGGATCCTGCACAACAGAAGCTCATCTCTATCACTTATGATTATTATAAGGACAGGTGGGACAGTTATAAATATCTTTTTCATCGGGGAAGGTTCCGTATGCGAATGAACCGAGGGCAGTTGAAAGAGATGTGCTTTTATTACACGAAAAGCAAGAACGGCTCACCTTCCTGTCAGGACGAGGAAAGAAAGGAGAAAATGATAGAATGGCAGAATTATTATCATCGTCTGCTGGTTAGTGACAGGATTTGTGTTATTTCTCGTTGCTGGAATTTAAAGTCATTATGGAAGAAGATAACTTTGCGCTCAAATAAAATAGCACATAGGTATTAGTTTAAGGTTTTAGGGACTCGGGCTTGTGAAAGTCTGAGTCCCTTTTATTATATACATTTCATTGTGAAGCTCTTGCTTATCTTTGAATAATAAAAAATATATTTATATGGAAAGATTTGATTCTTGCTTTCATCCTCATCATGCATGTGATCCTCATCCGAATGAATATCATGAAAATATTCATTATACGCCTGATCAGATTAATGCATTGCTGGGGCTTATTCCTTATAAGGCGGACAGAGCCGAAGTCCCTAGAATGGAAACGTTGAACGATGTCAATTATATAGGTCATGTGGCAACTTCTGAAGCGTTGCCGGACAAGATGGAACAACCGTCATGGGCACTTGTCGGCAGTGTGAAGAAAACAAAGCCGTACTTCTACTATGTTGAAGGATTTGTTCCTAAAGGATATCGGGCCGGATGGAATGATTTGAGCGGTGTTCTGGGAACTTATGATCTCACAGTCGATAAGGTGAGCATCTTCGATTATAATCTGCTGACTGAATATAATGTAAGCCGTAATCATACCCAAGATACCCGGATATTCTCACATGATTGGAAGGAACAGAGATATTTCAGTGCATTTCCTGATTATGTTGAAGGGAAGAAATACAGACCCTGTGATCGTGTCAACATGCCGGGGTACACAAAAACGTCATTTGTAGCACAACGAAGCACGTCCGAGGCCCCTTTTGTTGTAAAGAAGAGCAATGTGTTTACTTTTGAAGATGCCATAGCGCTTGTACCGGAGGAATACAGAATACCCGGCATGAAGGTCACGTTTGTTTCTGCTTACACCAATCAGGCTGAAACATGGTATTTTAAGGGAAATTCTGCTTCGCTTTGGAAAGACAAGAAAAGCTGGTGGAAGATTGATTTAGAGGCGGAGCGTAATGAGATTCATGCTGAAGAGGTATTCATTCAGAAGATGGAAGCACCGGAGATGGTGGCTGATAGGGCCATAGCGGATGAGAACGGCAACCGTATACCGGACACTTATCTTACACGCAAAGCTGTCAGACGTCACATTGAGGATACATTCAATGATATGTTCATTGATAATCCTCCTACCGTGATGGACGGGATGATAACGCCCGAGATGCTTAGTGAATCCACCAAACAGCTTATCGGTAACAAGAGCATAACCAATTTTGCGGATGATGAGGATATTACATCGGTTCACGGTCAACTGAAACTGGCTAATAAAAGGTATGATCCGAATAATTACTCAGGGAAGGGAAGATGTTATCTGCGCAAGAATCTTGTGGCAGGGCGAAATATTCTGACCCAGTCCATGATATGTTGGTCTGATACGATTTATGTCATACAGTATGATTATGATTTGGAGGGGAAAACTATCACTATTCCGTCAAAATGCACTTTAGATTTTCAAGGAGGGGGATTTAGTAATGGTACTGTCGTTGGCGACAATACCAAAATTGAAGCAGGACTGGAAAAGATATTTGGTGCTATAACAATAAATGGTAGCTGGGATGTGGCGGCAGCTTGTCCTGAGTGGTTTGGGGCACTTCCAGATGGAGTACATGATTGTACTGAATCTATACAGGATACCATTAATAATTTTGATATTGTTAAATTAAACAATGGAATTTATTTTATAGGTAATACGATTCAGGTAAGAAGTAATATTACTTTGTTTGGAGAAAAAGGTAAAACTATCATAAAATCTCCAACTACTAAGGAGTTTGATGTAAATGATTTACCAAATGCGAATACCCTTCCTTATATTTTTTACTCTGAAAAAGCTGTGAAAGTTCTATTTAGAGGGCTTTCTTTTATATTGGGGGATTACTATAATGGTATAGGTTTTAGGCAAAGTGTCAATGGGGATACGGATGAGTGGGACGCTAAAATATATGTAGAAAACTGCCATTTTGAGCATGGATATAGAGCTGTAAGTATTGAAAGGACTTATAGAGAATGTAGAATAATAGATTCTATCTCATATTACGCATGCGGTGACTATGCTTTTTTTATGGAAGGAACTGATAATTCTATTCATAATAGTACGGTTGGGAGTTGTCAACAAGGAGGTATTTATTTATCTCAAAATTCAAGAATGTCTAATTGTAAAGTTTTTGTTGCCAATAAAGCCTGGAGATATAAATATGATGCTGTTACTCCTAGAAGTAAATACGCAGTTTATGTAAGTGGCAGTTATTGCAATGTAACAGGCTTGGATATTCAACAAAATTGTGCAAATGGTATTTATGTGGGAGGACATGATAATTATATTCAAGCTGTTCTGAATGCTAATGGGTATCAAAGAGATAAACAATCCTCAATATTATGTGCTAATGCCGTTTTGAAGTGTAGTAATAGTATATTAATATTTACTTCAACCACAGGCTTTTTAAATAGTTATGTATCTCATTATCTATATTCTGTAGGAAGCCCAGCTTATGCTGTTAAAGGTAATTATATAAATATAAATACGCATGATGAACCAGGAGAAGATACTCCTTATGTGTTAAGCAATTTTTCAGCTTTTAATAATATAATATTTAATGGAGCGAATATAACTAAATGCCATAATCTTCCTGAGGATTTTGTTAAAAACAACATTCATTCAGAAAATGTATCTAGGGGAGAAAGAATGTATGTTACAGTTGGTGCTGGTAAAGCGGTTTCTTTTGATTTGAATGTTACAACTTTTATCACACAATATACTGTTATACATCAGTATTTAACTTTTATAGTTAATCCGTCATTAGCAGTCGTAGATACGCCCTTGTATGAAGTTGGAAGATATAAATTAATAGTAAATGTTGACAACATAGATTATACTCTGAAAACCGATATGTTCCAAAACGGGTTAGTATCAATAGAATCTATTAAATATTTATACGATATAATACCGGATCCGAAGGATTCACAGTGTAAATTAAGATGGGAATTAGCAAATACAAGTAAATCCGCTATAAACTTGGCAATTGATTACCCTATAATTGAAATATATAAAAATAATACAGGTTATGGAAGCAGTTATGAAACTAATATTATTCCGACGGATTTGAGTAAAGATTTTTGTAAGGATAAGAAGGGAATTTATGGGAAAGTTGCAGATAATACTTATGATATTAATTTGGGGATTATAAGGTTTAATAATGCAATTTCTGATCCTCCGGAATCTTATGAATACATTAAGATAACTAAAGTTCCGACAAGCGGTTTTCGTTTTTTATATTCGACATATAGGATATTAACCGAATATTCTTTGCTATATGTAGATAATAAATTGTATATACTATCTGATAGATACGATACTGGCAATGATTCTTTTTTAAATATAAGATGGATATTTGACCCTGTTTCTTATACATTAGACATTTGGATTAAAGTTTCTTCAAAATATGGCAAATTGATAGTGAGAGATACCAAATGGGCTACTCTTAACACTTATGAGTGGTTCCCTAAAAATACAGATCCATATCCGGTAGAGGCTGTTGATGCTGAATTTATTACCTCGGATATACTTACTTTGCCTGATACTTTAATTGGGATAAAAACCTATGATACGTTTGGAAATATATTAACTTGGTCTAAGTCTGATTGGTTAAATCCTGACGGAACTTTAGTGACAAAGGTTGTTTTCGCAAGTAAATTAAATGATTTTATTAAAAGTAATACTATATATAATATTATCAGATATATAGATTTGGAAGGAAAAACTCTTACTGTTCCTGATAATAGCGTGCTTAATTTTATTGGAGGTACTATTGGAAATGGAACTATAATTGGAAATAAAACTAAAGTCATAAATCTAAATGTTGATAGAATTGTTTTATCAGGGACTTGGTTTGATTCAGGAATTACTTCTAATAGACCTACTAATGTTTTAGTAGGATTTCAATATTTTGATAGTACATTGTCGAAACCTATATATTATAAAGGTAATAATGAGTGGGTTGACGCTACTGGGGCGACAGTATAATAACGATAATTAAAATAAAAGCCATGTTACAAGGATATCAAATAAGAATGCTAGAAGAGTATAAGCAACTTAATGACCGGGTGGAAAAGTTGGAGAAATTCATCAATGAATCTCCAGTGTTTTCTAAAATGGAAGTGCATAAACAAATACTTCAGCGTTGGCAACTGTCGGCAATGAAATCATATTGTGATGCCTTAAAGAGAAGATGTCTGGCAGAAGGATTTTCTCCGTTGACTGGGGATGGCCTGGAATAAATGTTAATTCTATAACTTTTTTAAAAACATCATGGAAGATAACAACATACAAGATTCTTGCTGCAACAGCAAGTATGCAAGTATCAGGCAGATGGACAAGCTTGATGAAATGTTGGGAAGAAGATTCCCTTTCTATCCTCGTACAGTGATACAGGCGGTACATGACGGAAGAACCGGCGCGTCGTTGGAAGCGATACTGGCACAGTATAACAATATTTATGTGCAGTATCAGGGTACAGCGGGACGTACGAGAAATATTGTTCCGAAAGAAATGAGGCGTAAGGGGATCATCATATCATACGTGGATATGCAGGGGAATGCCATAACCGAGAAATGTGTGAATGATGCACAGAGGGACAACTTTCACTGGGGGCTTGATGTCAACTGGGTACGTGTGGACGAACTAACACTCTCTGGAGATATTTCCGTATCGGTAAAAGGCACATGGGTGATTAACGGTGAGGATACCGGCATAGCTGCTTTGGGGCCCAAAGGGGATAACGGACTTACCCCGTGGCTCAAAACGATAGATAACAAGCTTCACTTCTCCTATGATAACGAGACATGGGAGGTGTGCTCGGATTACATTGCAGCTTATTTCCGTTTTCAGGATAACAAATTCCAGATATCGCGGGATAACAAAACATGGTCAGATCTTAGCGGAGAAGTTACAAACAGTTTGTCTATTAAAGCCTATGTAACAGATAAATCACAATATCCTAATCCTAAGCAGGGTGATATGATTATGGTGGGACCTACCTATGCGGACGATGATACCGAACATACCAAGCCCATCTACCACCTGAATATTTATAATGCCGGCGGATGGGTGGATCACGGTCCGTTCCAGTCCATCAATGCCGGTGTGGTGCAGGAACTGGGGAATAGCGAAACTGAAGTCATGTCACAGAAGGCTGTAAGTGAGAAAATTTCCGAGTTAGCTCTACAAGGTAAAATTTTAAAAAATGTTACAGGAATAATACAGGGAGAATATAACACAGGTGGTGACAAAGTGGAAAATAATCATAATGCTAATATTCTACAGATGGTAGATATCAATTCTCACGAGGGAGACAGGTATCTATGTTTAGGCTATGCATCACAGAATTATAGATTATGGGCTTTTACCGATGCTGATGGTAATATACTAACTAAATCTAAAAGTACAGATATTGATCTTACAGATTCAGGCGAATATTGTATTGCACCTAAAGGAACTGTTAAAGCTATATTCAGTTGTTATATTTCATATAAAGATAAATTTGCAATATATAAAAATGGTCAGATAAATGATATTAATGAAAGACTTGAAAAAGTTGAGCCATTGCTTGGTATCACTTATAAACTAGACCATGAAGCGGAACATTTTACGCCCCAATTTTATGACTCGAATGAGAGTGTTGATGCGAAGTATAAGACTAATGGGGATGCAATTATAGAATCTTTTACGCCTGAAGTTAAACAAATCATTGATACAAATGCTTATCCAGGATGTGTTTATAGTGTAAAGGGATATGGCGGTAAAAATTATCGGTTGTATGCCTTTGTAAATAAAGAAAATATTATTATAGAAAAAGATCTTATAGAGGAACACGATTCAAGTAATTCAGCAATAATTGTCGAAGCACCATCTGGTACGGTTAAAGCAATTTTTAGTAGTTATACATCATATCCATTAACTGTATCTAAAAACAACGTATCGATACGAGCTTTAAAAACAATGGATAATGATTTATCTGATATCAGTAATATTATTCACGAAACGTATCCGGGGAGGTATGATACAAGTGGATCTATCTTGGTTGAAACATCGCCTAATTATGCGGTAAATCAAATAATAGATAATACTGAAGAAGGTGCGATTTATGCGGTAAGAGGGTATGGAGGTTATTCATATAGATTATGGGCTTTTACCGATGCTGATGGTAATGTTATTGAAAAATCCGCTCAAGGGCTTGACGAATCTAAATCAGCGGTTCTGTTAGAAGCTCCTTCAGGAGCTGTCAAAGCTATATTTAGCAGTTATGTGGCGTATCCATTGACTGTCTCTAAAAATGGAATGTTTACTCAAATTTTATCCAATAAAAGCCATCTTAGTAGAAAACGTGCAGCATTTTGTGGTGATTCTATTATGATTGGTCAGGACAATAAAGAATCAGTTAAGAGTTTGACATACTATATATCTAAGAAAACTAATTTGAAATGTACAAATTGGGCTAAAGGCGGATCTGTTATATTATATCCATTTTACACGGGGAATGCTTATAGCATATATTGGCAACTCACTCAAGTCGATAAAAATAGTGATTATATTATTCTCCAAGGCGGAGTAAATGGGGTTAATTTAAATGACTCAGGCAAGCCTAATTATGCTCCTATGGGTAGAATTACTGAGGGTTTTGATGAAGAATTGCAATTGAATACACAAATAGGATGTTTGGAGGCGATCTGTAGATATGCAATAACACAATTCCCCGGTAAGAAGATAGGTTTTATCATAACTTATGACATTAGCAATTATGAATATTGGAGAGATAAGGTCGTAAAGTTTAAAGAAGTATTAGATAAGTGGGGAATACCTTATTTAGACTGGAGACATAGTGGAATTAATTTGGCATCCTATGACATAAGAGCTATATATGGAGTCGACACTTGGAGTGAATATGAGGAGTATAGTAATAAAAAAACTTATAAAACTGATGATAAGGTTATTTATCAATCTAAAGCTTACAAAGCCAACCAAGATATTGACTCTCCCGAGGAATGGGACTCGTCTAAATGGACTCTCATATCATCTGACAGGTATGACGGTTGGCATTGCAATTCTCTTGCTTATCAGCTGTTGGCAGACAAGACAATTAAATGGATGGAGTCTTTGTAGTTCAGTATAGTAACTGGAAAAGTTTTTTACACATAAAACTGGCGCAGTCTGCCTCTGCGCCAGTTGGCTTATGCCTTAATGTACTTCCATATACTCCGGAGAGCAGGTATCAGTCCAATCCACTAAACTTCCGTAGGAATTGGCCTCCGGAGAGCCCGATTATTACCCATATTACAGGAACTACAGCAAAAAGAAAATCTAGGGTATCAAACACAAACCGCCCTACCTCTTTGATAGCGTTAGGCTGGGCATTATCACGCCCAACCTAACATTTAATTTTATTGTCATTCATATTCGAATGTTTTTATTAGTTAAACAATTAGGTTTACCGTTTTGTTTTACGTCAACCGGCTCTTTGCTGACGATAAAGGAAGCATTGATAATGCAAATATACGAAAAAGCTAGTTCCATTATTCCATGAAAATGAAACTTTCTATATCGTTTTTTATTTAACAATTCGAATCGGTACAATTCCATCGGTCCAAACAATATCATTTCCGTTCCATTTGAAGTGGATGGACTTTTTTCCTAATAGTTGATTTGCGGAAAAATAATATTCTTTTCTGAAATTGCAGTCATTTTCGTGAGTAACTGTTAGGTGAAGACTGTCTTTTTCTTGTCGTCTTTCAATATCGACTTTATAGGTGGATTTATCTTTTCTTGAAGAAGGGCGTATTACCCGTGTCCTTTCGATTGTTCCCATATTATATAAATTAATAGCCATATTTTATATAAGACATGCAAGATTTGGCATTGTCAAGTTCCGATTCCCAAAATATTCTATCAAACCCTAAAAATAAAGATGATTCTGCGGATTCTATAGCGTTTCTAGCCTGTGAGGCATATTTAATATCGTTTTCAATCCTTTCCTGTAGTTCTTCTATTTGTAGGGACATGTTCAGAATCGTAGAGTTCAGGTCAGTATTCTTGTTTTTTAGTCTGTCCACTTCTTCTCTAAGGTTGTAATTCTCCATTTCTAAATCTTCATATTTGCTTTTGCTGGCACATGAACCTAAGAATAGGATTATGAATGTAAGTAATATTGATTGCTTCATAGTGTTAAAATTTAAAGACGAGACAAATATAGCGATTTGTTCATGAATGTAAAATATTTGCATGGAATTTTGTATCTTTGCATCGCACATAGCGATGTGCATCAGGATTTGGACGGTTCCGATATAGTTTCGGACCGTCTTTTTTTTGTTTTCACACTGGTTGGTCTTGTGTATGTTTATCCAATATGTGACAAGGGCGGCTGTCTTTCCCAGATTGCCGCCCTTCCTGTTCAATAATGATTAGTAATCAGGTATAACAAAGGTATACAAAGATATAAAACAATCTTATTAAAAACAATCGGTAATGTAAAATCTTGAGATTTACATTGTAAATTACAATTATATGCGTATTTTTGTGCAAAAAATATAAAGTATATGAAAAGGTTGGTTATAGCTTCATTGTTTCGGTTTCCTTTTTTGCGACAAATGCTGTGGGATGGATAGATGTTTAAGATACATGAAAACTATGAGTCTTTTTCTTGTTTTCTATGGGATGAAATATTACTTCCCTAGCTGGATATATGTTTGTTATACCATATATAAAGAATCTGAATAATGTGATTGGTTTGATTAGCCTCTCCCGAGCTATTGAAAAGTTGAATTAAATAAATTACTGTTATGCTACAAAGATTAGAAGTTATTGATTTTTTGCGAGGATTCTCTATTTTTACCATTGTGTTAATGCATTTGTTGCAAAGTTTTCCGATAAGTCCGTTCTTAATGGCTGCTTCATCTTTTGGTGGGGCAGGAGTACATGTATTCATCTTATGTAGTGGATTTGGACTTTATTTATCATATTTAAACAGACCGCTTACTTATATTCAATTTTTGAAACGACGTTTTTTGAAAGTTTATTTGCCGTACATAATAATTATATTGATAAGTGCTCTGATTCCTTTTTATAATACCTCATCGGATAAACTTCTCCAAGTACTTAGTCATGTATTCCTTTTTAAAATGTTTTTCAATGATTTGGAAAGTTCTTTTGGATTGCAGATGTGGTTTGTTTCAACAATAATTCAGTTTTATTTGTTATGGCCTTTGTTGTTGAAACTATTTAATAAATCTACGGGGGTGATTTATGCTTTGCTGATAAGTCTGTTATGGACTACTATTGTAGCGATGCTTGGGAAAAGCGATGTGCGTGTATGGAATAGTTTCTTTTTACAATATCTTTGGGAATTTGTTTTAGGTATGTATTTAGCTAAATGCTATAAACTTAATGCTAAAATAGTCAATTCGTTGAATTTTAATATATTAGTACCTGTCTGTATAATATGTGTTGCTCTTACAGGATTTGCTGGAATAAAAGGAGGCATTTGGAAATTATATAATGATATTCCTTCTATGATTGGATATTTGTTTGCGTTGTTGATTATATATAAATTACATA